GTCAAAGTTCTTCTTACCACACTGGCTTCTCTATATACTATTAGAAAGAAAGGGGGTAATAAGTTTTTAATTATTAATTTAAAGGCTTGTTATTCCATCTTTCAACAGTATATAGGGGGCCAGAAACTGTCCGACCTTTCTCCATTCGGAGCGAGAGTCGGTCGAACGCATAGTGGGTGTCCTTCAATAATCCCGGCAATTCATCGCCAGAGGATTCGTGCAGGTGATGTTTGGTGTATTCGGTTTTGGCTTTCAATCTTTGCTCTATATAGAGTATTAGATTGTAAGTTATCTCCAAAATTATCAACCATCACCGACGGAAGTTCGATGGAGCCCCAATTGCTGTGGGAATTTAGTCAATTCCTCCAGACCCATTTCTTGCTCTCTCTTTCTAGATTCCGAAAATCTGTTATGAGTAAAGTACGACTTGGGGATTGGTCTCCATTAAACTTCATGAAGAAGCTCAAAGCTAAACCCTTTATGATTTCTAAGAGTTCTCCAGCGATTCGGGGTGGTAACGTGCCCGGAGGAGCCCAGTCGACATCGCCCGCTACCCTATTGGCTAGTGCCCACGCCTGGTTCATATCACCTCTCTTTCCGTTTTTGAAAGATTGGTGTAATATGACTCAGTCGAATTGGGTTATTAACCGTATAGAGCAGTGGGGTCGGGAGTTATGGGTATGGGAAGATTCCCTACCTTTGGCTCCCGGATCTCCTGGGTGCCCCTTCGAAGCAACGAACCATCTTGGTCGTCTGGGGTTCAAAGAGGAACCAGCAGGGAAGCTGAGAGTCTTTGCGATGGTGGATCCATTCACTCAATGGCTGTTTCAGGGCTTACATAGCACCTTGTTTCAGCTTCTCTCATTAATTCGTCAAGACGGTACGTTCAATCAAGTTGGGCCGATTTATCGGTTGATGGCTTGGAAAAAGAATCAAGAGCTGAAAACTCGAGGTCCTATTTCCTTGCACTCATTCGATTTATCTGCAGCTACTGATCGAATCCCTATCGTCTTACAGAAGTGCCTTCTGTCTCCCTTCCTAACAAGTTGGGGGGCCGAATTATGGGGGACCCTATTGATTGGTCGGAAGTACCATTGCGGGAAAACCTACTCTAGTTCCTTTGAAGGAAAGAAATATTCCTTCAAACTTGCTAAGGATGGCTATCTCGTTTATGGTACCGGCCAGCCAATGGGAGCATTGAGCTCGTGGGCTATGCTTGCATTCATCCATCATGCGTTCGTTCAATGGTCTGCTTTTAAAGCAGGTAAGTTGCGCTTAGGAACAGGGTGGTTCGCAGGCTACGCCGTCTTGGGTGACGACGTAGTCATAGCAAGCCGGTCTGTAGCCAAGGAGTACGAGGCATTAATGCGTCGTATGGGTGTTGGAATCGGAGCTCATAAATCTATGAACTCAGGTTCAGGCTCTGCTTTAGAGTTTGCGAAGCGTACATTCTATAAAGGAATGGACGTTTCTCCAATCTCCTTCCGAGAGTTCGTGGTAGGTCGGCAATCCTTTGCAGGCCTCCTTGAGCTTATTCGGAAGTACTCATTAACCCTAGGACAGACGATGTCGGTCCTGGGCTATGGGTATAAGGCAAAAGCGTCAGCATCCCAGCGATTAGTATTCTTACCAAAACGGCTCCGTAATTACATTCTGGCTTACTATGGTCCCGCAGGCCCTGCCTACAAAGGGTTAGCGTTTTGGTTACCGTTAAAAACGATTACCTCACGTTATAACTTTGTAGATAGAGTCGAAAGTCTCGTCTTACGGTTCTTTCAGCAGGAGATTACTCTCCTTCTGTCAAAGCTAGACGATATGCAACCTTTGTTAAAGGAGGCATACCGTCTAGGTACCGTAAAACGGGATCGGGAGCACTATATGTCTCGAGAACGTTCTAATAAGGCTGCCTGGGTAGAGGTACTGCCGTCCCCTGTGGAAGGGGGGCGTCAGGATTCCCACCCCGGGATCGAAAGAACCACTCCGTTGTTCATTATCGATTCTCTTAATGAGACAGTGTATAGAGAGCGTTTTCTCGATGCATATATTGCTGCACGGGATCTACGAACCAAACTTGAAGAAATCATCCTAACATCTCTTGACTGGGGTGTTATGGAGGAACTTTGGGCTCAATTTAGAGAAATCGAGGTTGAGCTTGGAGCGTTACCCCTTCCAAGAAATATCCACAAGATCCCTAGAGATACCATCCCTAGTGATCAAATGGGTATTCTGAAGAAGTGGTACCGATACTCAAGCTTGTTCCGACAATCTGATATCCCAGCTGGGTTTATCTAGAGGATTTTTTTGTCCTCTAGGTACAAGATGGTGGCCTACCTAAGACGCTTTGTGCTGCCTGAGATAAGACCTTTAAGATGTGGGTGTTACCCCATTCCGTACCGCACTTTTAGGCACTCAGTAACTGCTGAGTGGTGAACCCCGTGAGTTTGATGATATATGGGGATATCATCATCTCTCACCATGGGGATTGAGATGGAAATGACTTTAATAGAGTCGTAACAATGGGCGAGCAGACGGCGGTTAAGGAGCAATCCTGAGACTGATTAGGTCTGAAGGCTATTGGTTTCCCTCTCTCAATACTCATGATTGAGAGGTTCTTAGGAGCAATAGGCTGCTCGGTTAATGAAGAGGGATATAAGGGGGGAACCCCTTATGTCCTCAGGTTTCTTAAGCTTAAAGGAAGCTTTAGATTCTGATAGTTCTTCATTAATCGGATGTTACGGGGATGTCATCTTGTCTAGCCCAGCGGTTTCTCCGCTATCTTAAGACCTATGGGTGAGGTAATCTTAAGACAACATTTTTGAAACGCATCTGAGCGTAGCGGGGGCAGGGAGTAGCTCTAATCATCT